GATGGGGAGATCAGAACGCGATGGACGCATACACCAAGATGGTGTATCTGTTCTGGATTGTGGACTTTCCGCTTGAAATCGTGTCTGACACGTTATGGCTACCGGTTGACGCGACAGTTAAACTGATTGGAGACTGACAGAAAATGGATTCAGAGAATGGCAGCTTCCTTGTTGGATTCCTGTTCGGGATTCTGGTGACATCGTTCATGTTCTTCATTGGATGGGCAATCAGGGACTCGTACATAAACCACGATAGCGAGATTGTGCGGGTTGAGTACAGGAACAGGAATGCCGAAACATCAAGGCAACTGGTTGAGGACATGGTGAAGAGCCAGTTTCCCTCCAACAAGTGGCAGAACGCAGACTACGATTGCTCGAAGAACAGGGCGTGGATTCAACTGTCAAATCCGTGAAATGAAGAAGGCTGGTTCATGATTGACAGAGCCAGTCTTTGTTTGTTTTATAGTAAGTTGTTTTAGGCAACTGTTATGATGCTTGTGTCAGAAATACCCCAGGGATACTGTTTGTTTCCATTGCCATCTTCAATGTTCTGGACTTGCTCAAGGGTCTTTCCAAGGAATGTAACGCTCGTCAACCCGGTACAACCGTTGAACGTGCCATCACCAATGATTGTCACACTGGCCGGGATCGTCACACTCGTGAGACTTTTGCAATAGGAGAACACAGACCGCCCGATGCCCGTCACAGAATCTGGGATCGTCACGCTAGTAAGGCCGCTGCAACCGGAGAACGCATACTGACTGATTCCCGTCACTGTATTTCCGATGTCAACTGTTTCAGTCTGTTCTATATTTGGAATTGAACTGCTAGTAAGTTCCCCTACAATATCCCCTTCCCAATCTGGCAACCCACTTTCCGCTGTATATTTGACCTGTGTTTTGGTAGAGTCTAAGACGCTACCACCTGTTGTTACCTTGATGTCTCCTCCAACTATGTGCGTAACGTATATTGTCTTCGTTCCCATTTCAGTAAACCTTCATATCAGATGCCACGAAGGAATCTGTCAACCGCACATTTCATCTTTATGAATTTTTCCGCCGAATCGTCTGGCAGAACCTTCAAGTCCTTCTTCAACTGGTCAACAACTCTGGATTCAACTATTATCCTGTTAGAGTCAACAAGGTACTCGATATTTTCAAGGATGCCATGAACCGCCTTGGATTCCTGCTTTGCATCAGCAAACTTCCCGATGCTCGGGTCCAGGACGCAATCCAGACAGATGAGCTAGAATTCTCCAACATAGGTCTCGCCATTTTCATCTTCTTCCGGATTTCCAAGACCTCGTGTTGAGAACCCCATCTTCGTGCCATATTGTATAAGAGACTGCACTATCTGTCCACAAGGCGTTCCGCTGATTCCATGCGCAGGGTCTCCACCCATTATCACAGCCTCGCCATTGAACACCAGTTCATCATGCGGGTCCTGCTCCAGTTTCAACAGCCTACAACACACTCTGTCTGGATTGATGACAATATCATCTGGATGTTCCAGTTCACCCAATGCTCTATGCGCCTTAATGACATCCTGGTATTTGCGAACTTCTTCAACCATTTCCTCAAGATGATATTTCCGTGAATTGTTGTTGATTCGTTCACAAACTATCATTGGACCAACTAATTTTAACATAGTAGAGCCATCTCGTTCAGATTCCCTCACTATGTCGTAGTCATGAAAATCAGATTCAGTTATCAGGTGTTTTACTGTAAGTTTATTGTTCATAATTCCATCACTCTTGTTTGGTACATTGTATATTTACCAAATTCCAAACAGAATGCCGAATGGTAAATACCACTTGAGGTGAAACAACCATGCAGATAAGAAACTGGAATTCAGAATTGCGCATAGCGAACATCATGTTCGCCAGTTTGTTCCGCAACTTTAGGATAACTAGGTCATAGGACGGTGAGAACAAGACGAGAGTGACCATTGACGTTCCAGTTGTCCTTGCTGATAGGTCAAGGATATTCAAGAACCTTGAGAAGTCTGGTCTGACCTTGCCATTGATAACTGTGCAGAGAACAGGGTTGTCGATAGCCACGTCCAGAATAACCAACCTTCATAATGAAATCAAAAATCAGGAAATGGAAGGCAGAATTAACCTGAATCTGTACACACCCACGCCCATTGACATACAGTACTCTGTGGTTCTAGCGTCCCGCTGGCTTTCTGACATCGACATGATGCTTGGGTAGATAATGCCCTTCTTCAACACGGACGTTTTCGTGAGCCATAGGCATCCGAAGTACCGGAACGTCAAGTATTCCTCATAGGTTGTGATGTCCCCCGACATAAGCATAGAGTCGTCACCTGACATCTCAAAGGACACTGACGAGATACACACTGCAACTCTGACCTTCACGTACAAGACGCACATCTTTGGTGGCACTGAGCAGGGTGAAATGGGCGCAACCAATCCATTCATAGCCCCAATCACGAAGATTTCCGCGGAAGTCCACGCCGTTCCGTATCTGGATCCAGACGAGGGCAATGTCTCCTACAACAGCACTGGGAAACTGGGTGGAACTCCATCTGAGATAGACCAGCATCAGATGTCCATAGAGAACTACCTGAACAAACTTGACGATGGTCTGATTCCATACCCAGAGTACGAAATGATTGACTGGATTCTGGACTACCAGAGGAACCCAGAAACTGGAGAGCTTGAACCAGTCACCGACCCCAACAAGCCATTTGGGTACGTCCCAGAGGCTGGCGATGGACTCACATACGTCAACCATCGCATAGGCTGTACGATCAGGAGGTGGAGATAACCCCAGATCACATGAAGGAGCTGATTCAGAGCCAGAACTACGTCAACCAGTGGGGTCTGCCGTACAAGCCAATAGAGACAAGGCCGTGGTCGAACACAGACGATTTGGTTCATGAACCAACCGAGGAGGAACTTCAGCAGCAGAACCCAATTGGCACTGACGATTACACGCCATACTGATATAATTGAACCATCATGGAAAGCAATCAGCACATATTCTACACAATCTACCAGCTTGAGAAGGACGTTGACGTTGACGGTCTGCATCTCCTTGCTGGCTTCTACAAGTACACATACGATTTATCTGGGGTCGATCTTCCAGATCCCTGCGAATACTCCTCCGACAGATGCGAATGGACAAGATGCGAACTGTTTGCTGGACTGGGGGAGTTCCAGGACTTCTTCCAGAAACTGAATCCAGAACCGATGAAGATGGAGAGGGAGGACTACATCGAAACCATGACGTACCGTGGGGTCTCTGTCCCTATATTCTGCGACGACTATGGTCAGTGCTTCTACTGCATCTACGACAACAAGGTGCTGTCGTTTGGCAGTTTCCAGCCAGAGTACGAGAGCGAAGTCAAGGCAATCATAGACCACGACATCATGAAACAGAAGGGCAAGCGCGATGGAAATCAGGCAGAAACTATTGGATGAAATGAACGCGAGGCTGGAGAACATCCAGTTCCTTTCCCCCAACGAACCAATCACGCCATAGGGGATATAGCGCGTCATAGACCAGATGTCGTTCTGCACGTCCATCCTTGAGAAGATGGCGTACATGCGGTCTGGCAAGACCATCACCATGTGGAGTTCAAGCATGTCCTATGACATGGACGATGTGGTGCTTTACTTCAAGTAGGAAGGCAAGTAGACGTCACCCGACGCCGGAATCAGGGAATTCGCGTTCATGCTGGTTTCCAACAAGGACAACAACACTTCTGTGCCAAACTACGATCTTGTTGACCACGTACCTGACTTCTCCAAATCCAACTGGACGCTTCTGAATCCAACTTCGTTCCTTCTCCAGGACATGGTTGGTCTGAAGCAGGTGGTGAGGGAAACCATGCAGACCATAATGGACCGGCACGTCGCCAGCGAGCATGGTCTGGTGGGATCTGGGGATTTGGCCGGGAACCTCCTACGGGCCGACTACTCCAACCTATAGACGCCCTGGCGCGTTGGCAGACATTCTCTGACTGCTGCTGAAGTTGAACTGACTGGGGGCCGACATGGAGTTGAGGGGACGATGAAAGTCAGTTCCAATGGGATACTGGAGTATAGGCTTAGATACCAGTTGGACAGAAAGGCAAACCAGTACGTCACGGTGAAGGACCGCGGATACTACCACCAGAAGTCCCCGATATGGGACGAATCTGACCACACCATATTCTCCTAGAAGTACACCGAGGACAGCCTGTTTTCAGTCAACGTGAATAGACAACAGGAGGACGGTTCGGGCAGGATTTCCTACACCACCTTCAACAACCTGAGGTATGGGACAAACATATTCCATAGGCACATCAGCTTCAGCTATAACCCAGAGATGCTGAACTTCATCAACGATCAGTACATGGTTTTCTTCGATACCTATGGCAATGGGGAGTTCGTGTTCGGATACGACAAGGCAGACATAGAGGGGAAGACCGAACCAACATACGATGCAGTTGTCTCCATGCCGATGCTGATGAACAAGACTGAATCAGGCTTTGACATAGTTCTCCCCATACACACGTACTTCAACTCAATCCAGAAATACCAGATTGGGGTTCCCTGGACGAATCAGTTTAGGGTATAGGTTGTTGGAAGATACAGGTGAAGTGACGACTATGCGATGCTAAAGACATCGCATCTATCTCGGCATGAATTATGTATAATTGCCATGTATGATGACATACAACTTCATACGTCGGTTTGGCAACAACTATCAATAGATCAGAGAGCCTGGGATTGAAAACAAGTTCCGCATTGTCGGGAACCTTGCTGTTGTCAAATCCTTGACTAATAATGTGGAATTCCTAGTTGATTCTGGAACCTGGGGGAAACTTCCATGGTCTGGATGGAGTGTCAACAAGAATGGCTATGTATCGTGCTTTGGAGTTCCCCTGCATCAGGTTGTGGCGTATCTGAACGACATGATACCGGCGTGGGGAGAGGTCATAGACCACAAGAACAGAAACAGATTGGACAACAGAATCCAGAATCTTCGTACATGCTCTCCGATTTAGAACTCCTGGAACTGCGAGAAGCGGCATGGGCATCAGTTGAAGAACGGGAAGTGGCGGTTCACGTTCAGCAAGTCATACCCGACGATGGCTGAAGCGGAACAGGGTCTAGTCAACGAGGGCTTCCAGTACATGAGCAAGAACAGAACCTGCTTCATCAACGAGACCTTCGACACATACGAAGAGGGCTATCAGTGGTGGAGGTATCAGGCTGGAATCCACTATGGGGAGTTCTCTCCATTTGCAAATCCCTACAAGACTTGCGACGAGATAATCAAAGAGGCTTGCGAGAGTTCCAAGCGTCAACAACCTTCTTGATTCCACGCTTCCTCATGGACACAAGGCACTTCTGACAGAAGACCACCCACTCGTCCTTCAAGTCGTAGGTTCTGTCCAAGTACGCCTTACCACCACAGAATGGACATGGTTTAAGTCCCCTGTTGTGGGTGATGAAATCCTGACAATCCTTGCAGTTGAAGTCAGTGATTGGGTGTTCGCCATTCCTCATGCACAAGTCCTGGGAATAGTCCCCATTCCAACGGTAGTGTACGCAACTCTTCTTAATCATCGGATTCTCCCTTGCATTGGTCTATGGTTATCAACTTCACGCCAAGTTTCTCTGCGAGTTTCCTGCACTTCTCGCACGGCTCTATCGGACGCCAGTCTCCACGGTGTCCAATCCTCGAAATCACTATGGTCTTGAGCAACACGCCATACTTGCGCATCAACTTCGCCTCTGCGTGTACCCCACCACCTTCCTTGACCTTCACTCCACTGAGGGGGACTCCATTGAATGCCTGAGCAACGAACTCACCCCTATTGTCGAAGCCCATTGCAGAGATTCTGTACTTCGACCGGCTCTGCGATGCTTTCTTCTTCAATCGCAGTATTATGAAGTCCAATGTGTTGTTGGACAATCTGGGGAAGTTTCTCATATCTCACATGAAAAACGGTGCCCATTTCATGAACTCGGAATGCGCTTTCTCCCTGGCAGCAGTCAGTTTCCTGTCCTCAAATGGCTCTGTGGCTATTGTCCAGGTATCTGTGTCAATGAAGGTGTTTGGATTCCATGTGTCGGACTCGAAGTCCCTTTCATACCCCCGGGGGTTGCATACAATCAACTGCCCGTTGTCCCCTATTGGCATGATTGTCTGACTATGCACATGGCCGCAGCACCAGGCCCTGATGTTTGGGTGGCTGAAGATGAATGGCTCAAGGTCTGATACATACGAGCCGTTCATGTTGTTGTTGACGTATCTATCCGCTATGCACTTTGGGGTTGGGCAGTGGTGCGACATTACAATGATGTCCCTGTTCTGGTTGCCCTCAACAAGTTCTGCGATTTTTCTGAACGTTGTTTCAAACCACGCCCTGTAGTCGCTGGGGCGGACAAGCCTCTGCTTCAGACCCCTATCGTCAAACTCGTCCTCGACATGCCCCCAGCGGAAGTCGTTCAATCCCCTTGCCGCGCAGGCCATGTTCACGTCCTCTACCGTCAGCTCCTTCTCCCCATTCTCCCTGCGTCTCCTGTTTCCATCGTCCACAGCCCTCTGCGTCCAGTCAGACGCATACTTGTAGTCTGTGTAGAGGGTTGAACCAATGACAAGTATGTTTGTGTTCGGAATCAGCTTTGACATGACTCCAACCTGCTCGTCCATGAAGGTGACAGGACCATCCTCCGGAAACCTCTTGTGCAGATACTCCTTCTGCTTCTTGATTGTCCATCCAAGTTCGTTGTAGGATGGGTCGTGGTTTCCAACTATGAACATGCCATTGTGGACGTTGTTCCTAATCCAGGTTGCAGCTCCCTTCACGTTCCCAGAGACATCCCCGGGTATGAGAGTGAAGGAGTCCTTGTCCTTCAAGGAGAAGGGGAAATGCTGGTTTACGTCAATGTGTATGTCGGAAAATACCCTAATCTTCATTTGCGGTTATCCTCTGTTTTTCAAATGAATTATATTCCAAATGGGCAATTTGGTAAAGTCTTATGCCCATAATTCCCAAAATGGCAGCGGAACTCTCAGAAAACGTGAAAATGGACATTTTTCCAACCCCCTATTGCGTTTTTGGCGGAAGTGTGGTATAATATAGGCGTGTTTGGGAGAGGAAGGATGCCCGCGAGTTCCTTCAAGGAGAGATTGGTTATGGCAAAGTCTGATGATGAAGCGAAGGTTAAAGAGGTGAAGGCCACTGTGATGAAGGGTCTGGAGTACGCCCGCTGGAAGCTGCTTGAGAAGTCCCCCTTCATTGGCGAGATGCTTCTTCGGTTCTCCCTTGTGCCAACCTATGACTGCCGGCTCAACACGGCGGCTACAGATGGCAACAAGATCTTCTTTGACTGCGAGTTCTATTCCAGACTCACGGATGGGCAGCGCCAGTTCGTCCTTGCCCATGAGGTGTGGCACAACATCTTCCTTCACTTCCGCCGCCGCCAGACCCGCGAGCCTATGCTCTGGAACGTTGCCACGGACATGGAAATCAACCAC